CAGCCCCTGAAGAGCCTGCCGCAGGCATATATTTGGACTCACTGCCAAATTGACTCATACCAGCATTTGCAAAAGGAGAAGCCATTTTTTATCCTTATTTTGGCATTGCAGCACTAAAGCCCATACCCTTACTAGACCCAGTAGAACCTTGGGTTCCAGCAAAATTAGGCGTAGTAGAGGCTTGAGGAGTTCCATAGATGATGGATGCGTATTTAGCATAGGCGTCTTGAGGCGCACCAGCATAGCCAATACGAGCAGCAGCAGCTTGATTGGCAGCAGTAAGACCAGCTTGTCCACCACTCATCAAAGCACCAGCAGCAGCAGCCTTGTTGGCTTGAACGCCAGCACGAGCAGCAGCAGCAGCAGTTGCTTGACGTTGAGCATTCAGACTAGCAAGATTAGTATCTGCTAGAGCCATACGAGAAGAGCCAAGGCCACCAGCAGCGCCATACATGGCATTCTGACCAGCCTGGGACTCACGAGCAGATTCCCGTCCTGCTTGCAATGCACCTTGAACCTGTTGTTCTTCATACTGAGGGCCAAACAAAGAAGCAAGGCCGGTAGTACCAATTCCAAGAGCAGCACTACCTAGACCTTGTTGCAAAGCTCCTGTTTGAGCAGCAACATTAGATGCACCTTGAGCAGCACCAGCAACTTGAGGAGCTGCTTGTTGATATACATCGCCAGCACCAGCAATAGTTTTTTGATAAGCAGGAAAAGCTGTTTCAGTAAGAAACTTGGTTTGTTCTGAAACTAGTTTAGCTTGTTCAGGAGTCATCTGAACTTGTTGACTACCCGATGATTTACCGCCGCCCATACTATGCTCCTTTGCCTTTACCGCCAGACATTTGAGCCGGAGGTTGTTGAGTTGTTGAATTATCCCATGAACCCGTAGTATTAGGGTAGGGATTAGGTTGACCAGTAGTTGGCTGTCCAGAAGTAGAACTAATTGTCATATTGCTAGGCTGGATACTACTTGCACCCTTACCACCCATTCCATTGTTAGGCATCTCTGGAGGCTGTAGAAGAGACCTTGTGCCTTGATCAACAGGTTGTGGCATTTGCTGGGTTTGAGGCATAGACCCCATACCCTTACCGCCACCCTTACCCCCAGATTGTTGTACAGGAGCAGAACTGGTTGGATTCTGTGCAATTGAGGTTGTAGGCATTCCCATATTTATCCTTTAAGCCCACGTTATCCGTGCTGCTGGTGAAGTAACAGTTCCAGGCGTTGTACCCGGCAAATCTACTGAATTAAGAGTAACAGTGGCATCTGACCACAAATAGAATTTTACTTTAGTACCAATTGCGTAATAATCAGATGTCGTAATAATCATCTGAGATGGAACGCCATTGTTTAGCTCTTCATATCTTGATGAATATCTATCAATTACAAATCCAGCACCAGTATCAATAGATGTATAAAAATACACATTTTTGTTTGCAGCAGATGGAGTTGGATTTATTGTCAAGTTAAACGTGTATGTTCCACTTACATTAAATGTAAATTCACCAGTTGATGTACTGTATGTAAATCCATCATTGTAATGAACGGTAGGAAATACAAATACTGTTGGCACAGTTGGCAGGGCTATTCCTGAACCAGTATTAAGCAATTCAAGAGATGGATACCAAGGACGAGTAGCAATGCTAATAAAAACAGTACCTACGGTTAAACTTTTAAATGTTACATATCCAATGCTAATGTTGAAATTTGGCTGCAAAGGAGCTACGTTTGTAAAGCCACCCGCTACAGTTGAAGACAAAAACAATTCTTGACCATTGGTAAGAACGTGTCCTTCAGAATCAACATTGGTATTTAGATCGTGAACAATGCCAGAGATTGTGATGTAACCATAAGTTCCATGAGGAATATCATTGGTACACATTCCAATCGTGGAATTACAAGTTGCTATTAAATTAGATTGAGCATAAGCAACAGTAGGAGAGGCTCCATTAGCACCGTTAATATAAACAATTTTGCTATTTAAAATAGTAGTGCCAGTATTGTTGTAAACGCGAACAACTTCTTCTTGGCAAATATTAAGAGTTATTCCGTTTGCATCATTGTAGTAAGCCAAAGACTTTTCTACATAATCATAAAACAACCTACCTTCAACATAAGATGGTTTGGCAATGGTGGAGTTTACATCCATGTGCGTAACAACAGATACAGCACAATCCAAACCTTCAAGGTTCTTAATAATGTCGCCGGTAATGTACCTGTTTAGCACATTCCAAACAGTACCATCAAATTTATACTGAATGGAATTAGCGCCATTATTAAAGTTAATAGTACAAATGTCACCTGCAAAAGGATTTCTACCTATTGCTGTTTGACTTTCAGCATTGGTTGGTGCGGAATTATTGTTTGGTACACGATACAGCACCCAAGAAACAGGGCTAAATGCTGTTGAAGTAATCAAATCAAGATCAATGGCTGAACCAGATTCTTGAGAATAACCATCTGCTGGTTTGCTAGTGGCAATCTGAATAGCAATTTGCCGTCCACCAGTGACCAAATACCAAAAGAATTTAGTAGTTCCAAATCCGCCGGTTACTTGATACCAAACATAATTAGCAGGATTAGTTGATTCAAGTATGTCATTGCTATTGTGCAAACCGTAGTAAAGACGATTTGTCGGAGAATCACTAAAGTTTAAAGTACCGTTGTAGTTGTCTGCGTATTTCACAGCAAGATACTTATAAAGGTACGAAACAATATCTCCAGTTGGGCCGGTAACCTGACCCGTGTCATTGTCAGCCGACACAGTTCCCTTGAAGTTGCTCAACAAATAATTGATGGCGTCAACAACATCGCTTTGGGAATCACCGGGAGATAGTGCAAAAGGCATTAGAAAGCGTCCTCAACAATAGATGCTTGCCAGTTCAAGGCAGTAAGGTTCCAAGCATCTGTAGCATTATTAGACTCAACCTTAACAGAATTGGTTCTGCCTGAGTTTTGTTGAGTAGTTACCCAAGGCGTATCAGTAATTACATTTACAACGCCAACTTGTCCATAAGTGGGAGCCTGAGCAGTAGAGTTAGAGCTACCAACAGTAATGTTGATGACACCACTTCCAGCAATCTCAGGAAGCACTCTATGTATATACACTTTGGAACTGTATGGAACTGGGCCTTTTTCAGTTTGTAGAACCATATTGGTACGTTCAAACAGCGTAGGAATAGGCTGATTGTTGATGAAGCTATTACCCACACCAGTCTGTACCAGTTTCTGTCCTGCAACTCCTGCGCGAGCATAGGTCACTGTTCTAGAGGCGTACTTAAAGTTGCCATTGATAACCTTTGGTGCTTCACAAGCATCGCAGGCGTAGTCAACGTCTTTAGGAGCATTCCAGATCTGAAGGTCATAGCGCCAGGACAACATCTTGTTGCACCAGCCGGTAGATGCTTGATCAGGGTAATAGATCTCAATCTGGTTTTTCTGGGTGTTGTTTACCATAAACACACGGTCAGAATACGTTGTACTCAAGTTGGTGTAGAAATAATCTCGAACCTTTTGATTGCCCAAAGGATTAAAGTTAGAACCATCAAAGATCCAAATGTCTCGGCTATCAATGCCGTATACATTGGAGTCAGTGTTTGACCAGCAGTTGTTGTTAATAAGTCCACGCCCTTGATTTAATAGGCGAATGCCAAACACAGGAGCGGTACTGGACTGATAAGCAATGGGAGAGAAAACAACCGTATCCCAATAGGAACAAACATAGAAATTTCCACCAAGGAAGAAACCATCAATGATTGGGCCTCTAACGGGAATTTCTTGTTCATTGGCTACGTTGGACAGAGTAGGCACCCAAGTCGCAGGAACACCCGTATTAGCGAATGCCTGTGACCAACGCACAGTGGTAGGGTAATTAACCGTAGTACCGGTGGCGTAATCTTTGGTAATGTTGCCTGCAATTAAGATATTGCCAACATTGGGTGAACAGAAGTTGCGTACAAAACCAGCACGAGTTGCTGTTACACCAAGGTCGTAGTTCCAAATGTAGTTATCAGGAGCAGCATCATAAGAATAAAGCTCTGTTGCTGTTGCCAAAAAGTACATTGGCGAGCTAAGGCCATCATTGATAAAGAAAACATTTCCTACCCATGACGTAGTAATGTTAATGTTATCGGTGTAGTTTGGCAGGTAAGCAGCAGGATTGGCTCCAACGCCTGGGGTAATGTTGGTAATTGAAGTAGCAGTAACCAAGTACCAATAACCACGGTTATAAGCATCACGAGTTGCTACGATAAAGACCCATTCGGATTGAGTACGAAACCCACCATCCATAAAAATAGGAAAGTTGGGAATAGCAGACAAGATCTCTTCTTCACCAGAAATCTTCTTAATTCCACGAACATCAGCTTCTACGTTTAGACCATTGTTGTATTCATTTGGCCCAAGCGCATTACTCGGAACATCCGGTGTAAAGCTGCAATTCAGAAATGGAGTTCTTAGCCGTGTGTAATCTGTCATGATTTGCTTTACAAAAATATGCAGCAATAAGCTACACGGCTATTTTATTCCAGAAGAATAAAACCACCATTTTCTTGGACTAGATTGTTTCCAGCTTCAGTTTTAAGGTTACTTACAAACAAATCTGAACGAGGCCCAACCTTAGCAAAGATTGAAGCCAATACAGGGTTGACGACCTTTTTTACAACTGTGTACGTGAACATGATTAAGCGTCCAGAGAAACACCAACATTGACGCCAGGATTGCTGCTTGCAGTACGAGCAACATAGTAAACGCCTGGGCTGTAAATAGATACAGTGGTTTGATCACGACTCAACGAACCAACCGAAATCACACTTGCAGATGGAGTCTTCAGGTAGATAGGGAAAGAGGTTGACAGTGGCAATACACTAGCACTAAACAGGCTAATAGTTACGCTGGATCCAGAAACAACAGTAATGTCACTAGAGTTTGCTGCTGTATCTCCAGCCGCTAGAACAGTAGTTTGAGCCATGATTTATCCTTATTTAACAAAATAAACAACAATTTACCTGATCTTACTACTTATGCAGCAATAATCCACGGCAAATTAGGTGAAGAAACCTTTTGATCTGATTGACTTGCAAAGTAAGCAAGAGCCTGGGCTTCATATGTGTCTTTAATAGACGAGTCTGCAAAGCACCAATCAAGCATTTGCTGTTCAGTAAGTTGATCAAACTCAACAAACTCTTCACCGGCAACTAGATCTGTAGAACCACCAATGGCAATCTTATGGTCGCCATCTTGAGCCTGCATAAGCCATTCAACATAAGTGACTACATTAGCCCGTGCTTCTTGCGTAACTTGGTAATGCTCAATCACTTCTTCCTGTTGGACAACATGAGCTTTGATAACAGACCATTTGTATTCCATGATTGTACTTATTTGTCAGCCAGTGCAGTAGTGGTCAGTTCACGCAGCACCAGCATCAGCACGGGCCACAGCATAATGATGTAGGTGCGATAAGGTGCAGGCACAAACTGTCCAATGATGCCGCTATTGGCCTCAATGACAGTCAGCAGCGCACCTACTAGGGCTACCCAGTAAGTCTTGGACTTCAGGCGCTGGATGATGGCATTCATGGCTGTGAGGCCTCTGTTGCTGTCACCCAAGGCAAAGCAGGTTCGGCAGCTACTTGTGCCAACTGACGCGCGATCTGTCCAGCTACTTGAGCTTCACCCTCGTCCTTGACCAGACTGGTGGATGTTTGCTCAACATCATCCATGTCTGTCCAAGTGGTAACGACAGGCTCAAAGCACCAAGCAAGCACTTGAGCTTCAGTAAGCTGATCGTAAGGAATGAACGAATCCCCACGGGCAAGAGTGCGAGTGTATGCAGCAGATGCTGTGTTGTCGCCATCAGTAGCGGTGACTGTCAGATCAACCTTGACAACCAAGTTGTCTTCAGCGACTGTGACTTTGTTAACTGACCATTTGAATTCCATGATTGTTTCCTTTAAACTATTGTCCACTTTAACTGCTCAACCGCAGCAGTTCCTGCCGTATGTGTAATGGTCATGCTTCCAGTTGTCAGACTAGAAACAAACAATT